CTTTGTTGCAACTGCAGGTTCAACTGGAACGAATGAGGGTAATATATTAGTATCAACAGCGGCTAGCGGTGCCGGCACAGTCTTAGCTGATATCGGCACAATTGGAACCGGTACAACTTATGGTCTAGGACAAACCCAACTTGCGCTTTATACTGTTCCTGCAAATTGCACAGGGTTTTTGACTAAATGGAATGTTGGAGTTGGCGCTTATAACTCTTCAGTAACTGCAACATTATATACGAGACAAATTGAAGGCGTTGTTGGAGTATTTAGAACTAGAGATATTATGGATGTTCCTGGTGGTTTTCATACTCGAGATTATGAAATTCCAATTAAATTACCACCAAAAACAGATATTGAAATAAGAGCAATCGCTTCGACTGGTAGTACTATTTCATCATCATTTGATATAACATTGGTAGAAAAATGAGATTTATAGAATTTATATCAGAACAAAAGAATACTCATATGACACATATAGAGGACAAGGTTCTTTATGGTGGAGTTAATGGTACAAGGCAAGCTATACTCGCATTAAGATCTTTACGAGACATGGTTGCAGGAGTAAAGGACGGAAACGTATCTGTTAAATGGGACGGAGCTCCTGCTGTTTTCGCTGGTACAGATCCTCGCGATGGTAAATTCTTTGTCGCTAAGAAAGGGATATTTAATAAATCACCAAAGGTTTATAAAACTGATGCTGACATTGATGATGATACTAGTGGTGATCTTAATCTAAAACTTAAAGCAGCTCTGAAATATTTACCTAACATTGGTATCAAAGGTGTTATACAAGGTGACTTCTTATTTGGTCCAGGCGATTTAAAAACTCGAAAGATAAAAGGAAAGACATATTTAACTTTTCACCCTAACACAATTATGTATGCTATACCCTCAGGAACTGAAGCTGCTAAGAAAGCAAAGTCAGCAAAGATTGGAATAGTCTGGCATACTGCATATAATGGTAAAAACTTTGAAGACATGAAAGCATCTTACGGAGTTGATATATCAAATTTCAAATCAAAAGATGTTTGGTCACAAGATGCTATGTTAAGAGATATGACTCAATTTACTATGAGTAAAAAAGACACAGATGAAGTCAATGCGCATCTTAGTAATTGCGGTAGAATATTCAATAAAATTTCAGGAACTACGTTGCGTACTCTTGAAAATAACCAAAGTCTTGCTCAACTAATTGAAACATTCAATAATACATTTGTACGAAAAGGTGAAGTTATTGGTAACACTAAAACTCATGTTGACAAGCTTATAAATTATATTAAACAGAAGTACCAAAAAGAAATAGATAAGAGAACAACTGAAAAAGGTAAATCTGTTCAACAAAAAAAATTAGATGATATATTGAAATTTTTTTCATCTCAAAATAAAATAAGTTTGCAAATGATGTTCGAATTGCAAAAATCTATAGTTCTAGCAAAACTAAAAATTATAAATATACTTAATAAGTTAAATAGCGCGCAAACCTTTTTAAAGACTCGTGATGGGTATAAGGTAACTGGTCAGGAAGGGTATGTCGCTATTGACAAACTTGGTGGTGATGCAGTGAAAATTGTTGATCGTATGGAGTTTTCATACGCCAACTTTTCACCAGAAATTATAAAAGGATGGGATAAACCAGGGAGGAATTAATGGCCCCAATCAAATCGTTTTCTGAACTTTCTATGAAGAAAGATAAAGATCTTCCGAACCTTAAGATACCTGTGAAAGGTCCTAAAGGTACTTCCAAATATATGAGAATGAAAGTCAATAAGGTGAACGCACCTTACACATCTGACTACAAGAAAGCTATGAATGCTTCTGTACAAAGTGCTGATAGAAAGCCAGAAAAATATATTAAGCCAGACGGAAAGGTTGGTGTTAGAATGGTAAAGACCGACAAAGAAGTTATCAACAAAGAATCAATAGATAATCATCCAAAAGTTAAAGCAGCACGTAAAGCTCATGCTGCTGGTACATGGGACGGTAACGTGAATAAAGAAGGTGAAGCCGTAGTGCATATTAATGGTAAACCTCACGTTGTCACTAATAAAAGTAAAACTAAGAATTTAAGAAAAGAAGATGTTGATGAGGCTCTAAACTTACAGCAAAGAATGAAACGTTCTCGACTCATGAAGAGAATGAAGTCACGTATTGCCATAGGTAGAAAACGTGCTATGAAAAAGATGGCTAATAAACAAACTATCGAAAAAAGAGCATTAAGACAAGCGAGAGCTCAGATTGCAAAGAAGTTAACACGCGGTGTTCCTAAAGGCGAACTTACTTTTGCAAGAAAACAAGAAATTGAAAAGAGACTTGAAAAGCCAGCTTTACAACAAAGAATTAAAAGAATAGCTAAGAAGCTATTTAAAGATGTACGTAAGAAAGAATTACAAAGAAAGAAAGGTTAATGATAAGTTCATTTAAAAATTATTTGATAGAGGAAGAGAAGACCGTATTCTTTACTTTCGGTCGTATGAATCCTCCTACAACTGGTCATGAAAAATTAATGAATGAGTTGTCAAAAAAATCTGGTAAGAATCCTTATAGGGTTTACTTATCACAATCAACAGATAAAAAGAAAAATCCATTGGATTTTAAATATAAAGTTAAGACTGTTCGCAAGTTCTTTCCTAAGCATGCAAGAAGTGTAATGCTTAATAAGAAAGTTAAAAATGTTTTTGACGCAGTCACTGAAATTTATAATGACGGATTTAAAAATATTACAATGGTTGTTGGATCAGACAGAGTAAATGAATTCAACACACTATTAAAAAAATATAATGGAACTAAAGGCCGACATGGTCTTTATAATTTCAATAAAATCAACGTAATTTCAGCCGGAGACAGAGACCCCGATGCAGACGATGTTAGTGGAATGTCAGCATCTAAGATGAGATCACTCGCAAATGAAGGAGACTTCACACAATTCTCACAGGGGCTGCCACGGAATGTATCAAATTCAGACGCAAAGAAAGTATATAATGAAGTAAGAAAAGGTATGGGACTCAAAGAGCAAAAAGAGTATTTTAATAAGTTACATTTCGAGCCTGTCTCTGAGAAAAGAGAGGCATATGTTAAAGGAACTTTGTATAATATTGGTGATCGTGTTTCAATGTTGGGCAGTGACGAACTCGGTAGTGTTACCAGTCTTGGAACTAATTATGTCATTGTAGAATCAGCAGGTAAGATGTATAGAAAATGGCTTACAGATATAGAACTTCTTGAAAAAGAAGGAAATCAAAAAGTCAAACAAGATCCAGATATTAAAGATAAAAAAGGCACACAACCAGCACCTTATTATAAAGGATTAGAAAAATCAACTAAGACAAAAAGACTTGCACATTTTAAAAAGTATGCAAAGATGTCTGATGATAATCCTGCAGCTTATAAACCGGCACCTGGCGATGCTACTGCAAAAACGAAACCAAGTAAGCATACTCTTAAATACAAAAAAATGTATGGTGAAGATGCTGTAGAATTAGTTAAAAAGAAAATTGAACGAGAAAAAATGGTCGATAAAATGAAACATGCAAGAATGTTAGACCGTGCTAAAGTTAGAAAAATAAAAAACAGGAGTAAAGAAAATGCTTAAATTTTCAACCTATAGTGATCTTTTAGAAAATGATGGTCTAAAGAAAAAAGCAGAGAAATCTGGTGTATCTTATGGAACATTAAAGAAGGTTTATAATCGTGGCATGGCTGCTTGGAAAACTGGACATAGGCCAGGCACGACTCCACAGCAATGGGGAATGGCGCGAGTCAATTCATATATTACAAAAGGCAAAGGTACTTATCATGGCGCTGATAAAGATTTAAGAGATGATGTTCAATATGAAGCACATGATCCTAAACATGTTAAACAAGCAATTGGCATCGCATCTGATCCTCGTTATAAAAAAGGTAATATGACCGGTGCTGTTAAAGCTATGAATAAAATTTCTAAAGACATAGATAAACATCCTCAAGTTGCAGCAGTTCTTAAAAGACAAAATGAATCTAAAGTAAATGAAATATCAAAAGGTACATTAACATCATATATTAAAAAAGCTGGTCAAGATAAGTCTAGAAAATGGGCACAAAGAGATCTCGGTAAAAGAACAAGTGATGATGCATATGCCAATCAAGTAAAACGCAATAAGGGTATTGATATGGCTAAGTCTAAAATGAAAAATTCTAAAGTTGCAGCTTCAGAAGCTACAGTGAAAGAAATATCTAAAAATCTTGCAAGAAGTTACATCGGTAAAGCTTCAAGAGATGTTTATGACAAAGGTCAACAACAAGGCACAGCAAATGCAATAAGCCGTCTTGGTGGACCAGATCAAGATTATAAGAAAAGTCCAGAACGTAAAGCAGCAAAACGAGTTGCTGGTATCGATAAAGCTACAAATAGGCTTATGAAAAAAGAAGCAATGTCTGATGCTGAAAAGAAAGCTCATGCAGATGCTATAGCAGCATTCAAAGCTAAAGGCGGTAAA